CCTGCGCACCGAGGGTCTCGCTGGCCTTGCTGGCCCCGCGGACGATGTCGCTGATGCCCGTGAGCTCGTAAATCTGGGCCTTGATGATCTCGCGCGCCCGGTTGAGCTGCTCCAGCGTCTGCACCACCGCCTCCAGCGGCATCCAGTCGATCTGGCCCCGCAGGCCGTTCTTTTCGGCAAAAACGGCCCAGTTGTCTACCGGAATCAGGGTATTGTCGCTGCCCTCCTGCAGCATGCGCTGCACGCCGATGGCCGAGCGGTCGTAGACGCCGACCACCTTGCAGGCCTGCACCAGCATGCTGATGCGGTTGTTGATCGTGTCCAGCTCCTGATACTGGTCCTGAATCATGTAGTAGTCGGGGCGCGGGGTGGTGTTGCTCGTGCTGATGTTGGCCAGCATGGGCCGCGGGCAGGGCTCGAAGCCCTCCAGCCCCAGAGGGTCGTCGCGCTCGTCGAGGAGATCGGTCATGCCCTTGTTGAGCCAGATCACCTTGCGCTCGCTGCGGTCCCAGATTTCGTAGACGACGCCCTTCTTCTGCTCGTCCCATTTTGGCGTGACGCTATTGGTTTCATAGCGCTTGGGGTTGTAGTCGAGCGACGCTAGACGGCCTTTTGCCCCAAAGCGCTCCACCAGCTCGTCGCGGGTCATGTAGACCCGGCGTCCGACCCAGCGACGCTCCTCGTACACCCGGCAGGGTGACCACAGGAAGTCCTCCCAGTAGATGTAGTCCACCACCACGCGCTGGTCGATGATGCGCTGCGGTGCGTCCTCGGGGCCGAGCTCCTCGGTCTCCATGCCGGGCTGGGGCGAGGGCAGGATGTCGTCCAGCTCCACCCCCTCGATCTCCTCGGTGTCGGTCTCCAGCCGGAGCCACGCCATCGACAGGCCCGCCACCAGACGGTCCTGCACACAGTGGCGCATGGTGCTGTCGAAGCTGTCCATGGGGTCGTCCGCGTCGGGCGTGATGGCCCTCTGCAGGATCAGGGCCGCCACCCGGGCGGGCTCGTCCTCGTAGTCCTTGAAGGAGCGCGTCACGGCCGGCTTCGGGGGCTGGGCGTAGAGCGCGGCCTCCAAGATGTCGACGTTGGCCTTGTAGACGTTGAACCACTTCGCGGCGCTGTTCTCGGCCGCGCGCTCGTCGAGCAACTTCTTCACCACCAGCCGCCCGCGCTCGTGGAACTTCTTCAGCTCCTTCTCCGCGGCCGTGATTTCCGCGTTCCAGCGGTCGTAAGGCTTTTCGGCCTTGGTGTCGACGATGTCATTGGCCATTTTGTTTCCTTGCGGCCCTGATGGCCAATTTTTCGGCCTTTCGGGCCTCCACCGCGGCGTTCCAGAGGTGCCGCTCGGTCTTTTCCCGGGCCCCGTCGGCCCAGAGGTCATACGGGCTCTTGATCTGGGCCTGACCCGAGGTCCGGGCCATCATCTGGCGGGCTGTTTTGGTCCCGGCGGCGACTCTGTGCATGCTTTCTCCGTTTTTCGGGCTATTTTCGACGTTTTCCAGCGCCAATACTACATTATCCGCAGGATTTTGCCCATTTTCTCGTTTTCTTCGAACATTTTCTCCAAGTAGACGTCCTTCATGTGGGGCGCGGCGAGGTCCGGCACCCCGCGCGGGCCCAATTCCTCCACCCGCACCGCCGCCCGGGGCGAGATCACCTCCCCGCCCTCTTCCTTGTCCATGATCCCCACCGCGACCGACATATACCGCACCATGTCGGCGTAGTCGCTGGCCCAGTCGTGCAAGGGGGCGTCCTTGAACATCAGCAAATTGTCGTCCCACTGCCGCCTGTAGGCCTTCAGGGCCTCCACCGTGTCCCCGGTCATGGCCTCGTTGATGCTCAGGCGCGGGAAGACCGCCCGCGTGGCCGCGATCCCGTCCTTGATGTAGTGCAAGGGCACCGCGCGCACCCGGGGCCGGGTCTTCTCGGGCATGGCCTTGAACTGCTGCACGAACTGCTCCACGACCGACTTGCCGGTCTGGTTGTTGGCCGCCTTCGCATCGTGCGGTAGCCACACCACCCCGAGCCGGCCGGGGAATCTGGTGATGTCGGCGATGTGGTCGAAGATCGTGGTCCCGGTGGTGGCCTTCACGTACACCAGCCGCACCGAGCGGTCGAGCGCGATCTGGAACGCACCCGCCACCGTGGCGTCCGTCATCCCGATGTCAAAGGCCCAGTGCAGGGGCAGCTTCGGGTCGTACAGGTCGACCTGCACCACCCGCCCGTCGGCAAACATCTCGTTCACCTGATCCGCGTAGATCGCGCCCTTCAGGGCCGCGTCGAAGCTGCACTCGTACTCCTGCGCGTACTCCTCCGGGTCCATGTCGCCCCGCAGGCGCTCCAGCTCGACCTCGGGGATGATCCCACTCTCGCTCGCCTTCAGGGTCAGCTCGAACCAGCCCTTGGGGTCCTTCTCGGCCTGCTTGAACACGTCGTGGAAGAGGTTCTTGCCCCGCGGGGTCGAGGCAAACACCCCCCAACCCATGCGGTCCGAGAGTGCCGGCCGGATGACGGTCGAGAAGACCGTGGGCTTGAAGAGGGCGTACTCGTCCATCACCGCACCGTCGAGGTACATCCCGCGCAGCGAGTCCGCGTTGTCCGCGCCCAGAACGTAAATCACCGCACCGTTGATCAGGGTCACCTTCAGTTCGCTCTCCTGCGGCGGCTTCGCAAGGAACGGCCCCGCGGCGTCCTTCAGGTACGCCCACGCCACCCGCTTGCTCTGCGAGTACGTCGGGCCGATGTAGGCGAACTGAGGGTTCTTGCGTTTGCACTGCAGGGCACCCAGCACCAGATCGTTGATCAGGGCCACCGTCTTGCCGGCGCGTCGGTGAGTCAAAATCGCCGCCCAGCGCTGGCGGCGTTTGTGAAACTCGATGAACTGGGGGCGCGGCTTGTAATTTAGTTCAAGGTTCATGGGGCGGCATTCTATTCGATGGTTGGGGTGAGGAATTTTCGTCATTTGACGTTTTTTCCTCACTCGGTTTACAACAAAAAATTGTTTTTGGAAAATGGACTTCGGGTATGGGAGTCTCGGATTCACTTTTTCGGCCCCCCGCCCGCCTCTTTTTCTGGCGCAGGGGGCCGCGCGCCGGGCACCGAGGCCACGCACGCACGGGGCTCAGGAAACTACGCACACGTAGCATACCCCCTGCGTTGCTATCAATATGTGTGTGGATAAGTGCCTCGTTCCGCATTGCCCCTGCCGCATAGGGGTAATCCTGCCCAAACCCTGCCGATTACCCCTGCCGAGGTCACGACCGACTTAACATAATGGATGTCGTATTGATTAATCGTCTGCTTATATATCACCACAGCTCGTCGGCACCGAGCCGCTGCACGGGGCCCGGGGCCTCGGGGCTGTCTACCCCCTCGCGCAGGTCCTCGAAGCCCTCCACGGGCCTCGCCAGCACCTCCAGCGGGGCATCGTCGTCGTGGTAGCTCAGGCGGTCCGAGCCCTCCAGCCAGCTGACACTGATGGTCACCGGGCCGTCGCCCTTGGCGTCAGCCTCCACCCGGAGCTCGGAGGGCAGAATCTTGCCCAGCAGGCCCAAGAAGGCCACCGGGTTGCGCTCGGCCTGCCGGTGCAGGTAATCCACCCCACCAGCCATGTGCAGCGCCCCGATGATCAGCTTGCGCAGCTCGCTCGTGCCCTTGCGGTTCGCCAGCTTCGGAGCCCCGAGGTGCCGATTCGCCGCTTTCACCAAATTGCTCAGTTCTCGCTCTTCGCTCATTCCAGCCTCCTAGTTCCCATTTACAGAAAACAATACCCTCGTTGTAAAACGCCACGAACACCCCTTCTGAAGGCATGCTCGTGGTCCACCAGACCCAAATCAGCTACACAGCTACACACAACCCCTACTCTCGGTGTACAGCGTGTGTAGCCAACCTAGCCTTCGTGGGTGGGGCATGAATGCCCCCCACACCCCCTCGGATAGGCTCTAGCGCTACACAGTGTGTAGCCAGTGTGTAGCCGAGTGTGTAGCGTGTGTAGCGTGTGTAGCCGATTACCACAGCGCGCCCTCTGGCCTCGGGACCAGCTTCCCCCAGCCCTCGAACGGCTCGAAAGCACCGAAAGTCGCAGCGCGCAGCGCGCCGTCGGCGTTCGGCCGGGTGACGCCATACTGGTAGATGTCGGCCCACTTGACCACGTTGCGCGCCTCTGGTGGTGGATTGTTGCCGCCCTTCTTGCCCTGACGCATCCACACCTCGCCGTGGAGCTCGATCAGCTTGTGCAAGTACTCGGTGGCCTTCTGGGCCTGCAGCGCGGCGTGCTCGGTCTGTTTGCCCGCCTTGGTGGCCTCCTTGGAGGCCTTGCGCTCGCCGTTGGCCGCGCGTGAGGGCACGCCGTAGCGGTAGCCCAGCGTCTGCATGCTGCCCCATGGCGTGGGCACGGTCTCCATCCCGGTGTAGGTCTCGAACCTGATCTCGGTGTACTCGGCCTCGAAGCGGCGCTTCTTGGTGACCAGCCAGCGCACGCTGTTGTGCAGGTCCTCGGGGTCGTCCTGCACGACGAAGGCGGTGGTCTGGGCGTCGGCCTCCCAAGCACCCGAGCCGCGGGCCGTGAGGCTCTGGACGTCGGCCTTGAGCATGGCCTTGGGGAGGTGGCCAACGAGCCACACGGGCGCGCCCTTGCTGCTCTCCTTGATGGCGGCCATGATGGCCCCGACCTCGCTCGCGCTGTTCTCGTCCTGCACGTCGAAGCACGCGTTGCAGGTGTCGTACACCATGTGGGGCCGGATCAGGTAGCCCGACTCGTGCACGACGGTGAAGCGCTCTACGCACTTGGTGATGAAGGCCTTGACCGCGTCCGGGTTCATGCGCCGGCTCTGGACCACGTGGAAGCGGCCGTTGGGGACCATGCCCTCGTGCTTGATCAGGCCGTGCCTGATGCGGTGCACTTGGCCCACGTCCTCGGCCATGTAGACCACGTGCCGATGGAGCTCGACCCCGACGCCCGCCTCGGCCCCGTCCAGCTCGCCCGAGTCGATGCAGGCCAGCGACACCAGCAGGCTCGTCTTGCCCGAGCCATGCCCGCCAGCGATCAGCGTGACGCCACTGGGCAGGACGCCGTCGTGCGTGAACTCCACCGCGGCGAAGCCCAGCGCCCCCGGGGCCACTGGGTCCTCGGTGATGGTGGCCTTGACCTCGAACGGCACCTCGACGTCCGGCTGTCCCAGATCGGCGAAGTCGTCCAAGACGTGCTCCTCGCGCGCCAGCTTCTCCACGCTGGCCATGGTCACGGGCTTGCCCTCGTACTGACCGAACGAGGACCACTTGGCCTTGACCTCTGCCTGCCCCGCGTAGTGCGGGCCGGCGGCAGCGGACCACGTGTCGTACATCTTCAGGCCCGCGATGCTGCCCCCCGTGGCGTGGTGCAGGGCCATGCCCACGGTCACCCAGTCGTGGTAGCTGCA